TTCATTGGGCGCATGAATGACGATGTGAACACTTATCTTACACAGGGCAAAGTGGGTAAGTTGTTCTTTCAAATCTCTAATGTGTGTTTGGTTCAACTGGCAACACAATCAAATTCTGGCGGCAATACAGAGGCTTACAAATCATTCGGAACTTATGTCAAGTCTTTTTACAGCGTTATGGCTGCGCCAGACTGTTGTAAGATTGATTTGATGGGCACAACTAATAAACGAATTCATCATAAAATAAATTGGAACAATGCAGTTCCAAAAATCTTAGATGAGCAGCACCGCAAGCCCAGGCCTTTGTCGCGCTACACCAGCACAGTCCAACAGATGTGAAGCTGGAGACGGGGCGTGACGCTATGCTAGACTCATAGAGCATGAACCCATACGCAGAAACCAACCAACCTTTCGCGGAGGTTACAGAATGACAAGCAAGAAACAGGCCACTGAAAAACCGACTCTAGAAAAGAAGAGCAACAACGGTGGCGCTCGTCCAGGCGCAGGCCGCCCAGCATTCGAGCCCACCGACGCCGAGCGCAAGCAGGTGGAGGCCTTGTCAGGCTATGGGTTGCCCATCGACCAGATCGGCGCACTGGTGCGCAACGGCATCCACGTTGATACCCTGCGCGCTCACTTCGGCCCCGAGCTGGTGTCTGGCAAGTCCAAGGCCAACGCCCAGGTTGGCAAGAACCTGTTCCAGAAGGCAACTGGCGGCGATACCACAGCCATGATCTGGTGGAGCAAGACCCAGATGCGTTGGGCCGAGACCCAGAAGCACGAGGTGACTGGCGCAGATGGTGCGCCGCTGGAGTTCGCCAGGATCGAGCGCGTGATTATCAAGAATGGGTAAGGTTCTTCAACTCAAGACCCCAGAGTGGGCGCTCCCGCTGCTCGATCCCAGCCGATACAAGGGCGCTTGGGGTGGCCGGGGTTCTGGTAAATCCCATATGTTCGCCGAGATGATGCTTGAGGAACATATCATGAACCAGGCGCAGTCCAGCGTTTGCGTGCGAGAGATTCAGAAATCTTTGAATCAATCGGTTAAGCGCCTGCTGGAGATGAAGATTCAGGAGATGAATGCCGGCGCATACTTTGAGGTGCAGGACGCGGTCATCAAGTCCAAGAAGGCGGACGGCCGCATCATCTTCCAGGGTATGCAGAACCACACGGCCGACTCGATAAAAAGTCTCGAGGGCTACGACCGTGCTTGGGTCGAGGAGGCACAGAGCCTGAGCCAGACGAGCCTGGACCTGCTCCGGCCAACGATCCGCAAGCCTGGCTCTGAACTGTGGTTCACCTGGAATCCCCGCCAGGCCAGCGATCCGGTTGACCTGCTCCTGCGCGGCCCGACGCCGCCCAAGGATGCGAACGTCATCAAGGTGAACTACGCCGACAACCCGTGGTTCCCGTCCGTGCTCAAAGATGAGATGGAGTACGACAAGCGGCGCGACCCGGACAAGTACCAGCACGTTTGGCGCGGCGAGTACCTGCAGAACAGCGAGTCGCGGGTGTTTAGGAACTGGCGGATCGAGGACTTCGACGCGCCGCCTGATGCCATCCACCGGCTCGGCGCCGACTGGGGCTTCTCCGTTGACCCGACCACGCTGGTGCGCTGCCATATAATTGGGCGAACACTGTACATCGACCATGAGGCCTACATGGTGGGCTGCGAGATCGTCAACACGCCCGAGCTGTTCATGCAGGTTCCAGAGGCCGAGAAATGGCCCATCGTGGCTGACTCTGCCAGGCCGGAGACCATCAGCCACATGAGGCGAAATGGCTTCCCCAAAATCATGACGGCGGTCAAAGGTCCGAAGTCGGTCGAGGAAGGCATCGAGTTTTTGAAGAACTACACCATCGTCGTGCATCCTCGCTGTATGCACACGATTGACGAGTTGACGCTTTACAGCTATAAGACTGACCCATTGACCGGAAAAATCTTGCCCGTGCTCGAGGACAAGAAAAATCACGTTATAGATGCGCTCAGGTATGCTTGCGAGGCGGTGCGGCGTGCAAATACAGTAAAACCGCAGACCGTCATCCCGATGGCAACCGTCAGCAAATGGTAAGGAACTGAACAACATGGCCAGAATGTCCAACGATCAACGCATCGCCAACCTGCACACCGAGGCGCTGGCGCAGTTCGGCGACATTCAGAGTGCCATGCGCGACGAGCGCCTGCAGTGCCTGCAAGATCGACGCTTCTACTCGCTCTCCGGCAGCCAGTGGGAGGGGCCGCTCTGGGATCAGTTCGAGAACAAGCCAAAGTTCGAGGTCAACAAGATCCACCTCGCCGTCATCCGCATCATCAACGAGTACCGCAACAACCGCATTACGGTGGATTTTGTTTCGAAGGATGGCGAGGAAAACGACAAGCTGGCCGACGTTTGCGATGGCCTGTACCGGGCCGACGAGAACGATTCGGTGGCGAACGAGGCCTATGACAACGCATTCGAAGAGGCGGTCGGCGGCGGGTTCGGAGCCTGGCGCTTGCGCACCGCCTACGAGGATGAGGAAGACCCCGAGGACGATCGGCAACGTATCAAGATCGAGCCGATCTTTGATGCCGACAGTTCGGTGTTCTTTGACCTCGGCGCCAAGCGCCAGGACAAGTCGGACGCCAAGTTCTGCTTCGTTGTCACGAGCATGACCCGCCAGGCGTACAAGGACACCTGGGGCGACGATCCAACGGACTGGCCCAAGATCATCCACCAGTACGAGTTTGACTGGTGTACGCCTGACGTGGTCTACGTGGCCGAGTATTACAAGGTTGAGGAAAGGTCAGAGACCATCCGCATTTTCCAAAACATCTCCGGCGAAGAGGAGCGCTATAGCCAGGCCGACTTTGCCAACGATGAAACGCTTGAGGAAACCCTGCTGGCGGTCGGTAGCCTGGAGGTTCGGCAGAAGCGCGTCAAGCGCAAGAAGGTACGCAAGTACGTCATGTCCGGCGGCAAGGTGCTCGAGGACGCTGGCTACATCGCCGGCAAATGCATCCCAGTTGTTCCGGTCTTCGGCAAGCGCTGGTTCGTGGACAACATCGAGCGCTGCATGGGTCACGTGCGCCTGGCCAAGGATGCCCAGCGCCTGAAGAACATGCAACTCTCCAAGCTCGGAGAGATCAGCGCGTTGTCATCGGTCGAGAAGCCGATACTGGTGCCCGAGCAGGTCGCCGGCCATCAGATGATGTGGGCCGAGGACAACCTCAAGGACTATCCGTACCTGCTCATCAACCCGGTGACCGATCAGAACGGCAACCAGGCCATCAGCGGCCCAGTCGCCTACACCAAATCCCCCAACATCCCGCCTGCAATGGCGGCACTGCTCCAGATCACCGAGCAGGACATGCAAGATATACTCGGCAACGCTCAGGGAGCGGACAAGATGGTCAGCAACATCTCCGGCAAGGCCGTCGAGATGATCCAGGCCCGCGTTGACATGCAGACCTTCATCTATATGTCCAACTTTGCCAAGGGCATGAAGCGCTGCGGTGAGATTTGGCTGAGCATGGCCAAGGACGTCTACACCGAGAGCAAGCGGCGGATGAAAACGCTCACCCAGACCGGCGAGACCGACGTCGTGGAGTTGATGCAGCCGACAATCGACCAAGAAACTGGCGAGATTGTCATGGCCAACGACCTCGGCGCCGCAGCGTTTGACGTCAACGTTGACGTTGGCCCATCCAGCAGCAGCAGGAAGGCCGCCACGGTCCGCGCTCTCACCGGCATGCTCCAGATCACCCAAGACCCGGAGACCGCCCAGGTGCTCGGCGCCATGGCGATGATGAACATGGAAGGCGAAGGCATCGAGGATGCGAATTCGTACTTCCGCAAGAAGCTCCTGCGCATGGGTGTTGTCCAGCCAACCGACAAGGAGAAGGAAGAGTTGATGGCGGAAATGCAGAACACGCCTCAAGACCCGAACACCATGTACCTGCAGGCAGCCGCTGCCAACGAAGAGGCCAAGGCCGCCAAGGCACGGGCCGATACGGTTGAGACTATTGCCAACTCGGAGCTTCGGAGGGCTCAGACCCTGGAGACTCTCGGCAAGGTTGACGAGTCCGCGAAGAACATGGCGATTACCAACGCCGAAGCCATTCAAAGGATGATCCAAGGCCAGGGCGCGTGATCTATTGTCAGATGCTCTAAAATAGTTCAGAATGTAATCAACGGCATCCGCCCAGCCGTTCTAA